TTAGCATTCGCTCAATGCAAATCCGAAATCGTCGCTGGACACCTGTGCCGCCTCGTTAAGCCGTTGACGCAACGCAGCGGTGAGCTGCCTCTCCACTTCCCATGGGTCCGACAAGGCAGCTAACTGGGGCGCCAATTGCGGCGACAGGCTCATCAACGAATGATTGAGCGATCGCGCCGTTTCAAAGGCGGCTTTCTGCACAAAGCTGATTTCCACCAATTCACCCTGCGCCTTGCGAAACTCCATCTCAGCCATCCTCGCCAGGTAGTGCTCGCGATGTGCTCGTGCTTTCTGAAAGTCTGGAGTCTGCCCTTGCGCAGGATCAGCGGGCGGCGGCGCAGCCATGCTAGTCGGCTCGAATTGGGCTGCGAGGTGACTGTACACATCACGCTGAAGCCGATCCTGTTGGTGGCGAGCAGCGACGGCGGCCTTGCTCGGGTCAGCGGTATCACGGATCAACGCTTCAGTGGCCAGCACGTCGACCTGCTTGCCATTGGGTGACAGGACCAGCCGGCCGTTTTCCTTGAGCCAGGTGATGTAACTCGGTGACCGACCTATGTGCGCGGCGAAGGCGCTTTTGGACAGGTATGTTGCTGCGGTCATAAGCACTCCTTTTCAGCGGCTTTTCAATGAATCCTTTCAAGATTTCAGTGGATTGAAATTTCAGTAAGCTGGCGAGCCTCCCACTAACAAGATCCCGCGGGTTTCCGACCCCGTGTCCTTTGAAAGTCCCCAGGGTCCCCGGCGGTTTTCTGCCCGGCCCGGTCGGTAGAGCCGACATCCGAGTGCCATGCCCTGCCCCCAATCCCTTTGGAAAGACGGACATCCCTGCGAAGGTTTCAGCTAGAGAGATTCCGCGAGTTCGATAACCCGTGTAGGGGGCGGCCCTCAGGGAGGACCCGTGAAATCTGCGCCCCGTCGGGCCTCCGCGGCTCATGCCTTCGGTTCCGCCTCGCTCAGATCGAGCCGCTTGGCGACCCAGCGCTCGTACAAGCCGATCGCGACATCCGCGCCGGCCATCGCGGTCAAGCAACCCAAGGCGCCCGCTGTCCAGATCGACAAGCCCGCGCCGAACAGCAACATCATCGCTGACACGCCGCACACGATGCAGGCACCGGACCGAAGTGTGAGGCGGCGCAGTAACGCCCAGCCTCGCGCCCCGTCCTTGTCGGCGCGCCACATCTCGCCAGACACACCACCAACCAGGGATAAGGCAATCACCAACCAGATCGGCATCTCTGCCAGTGCCTGTTGCTCGTTCGTCATTGCCCTGCCCCTTAAACAAAAAGACCCGGCGCAATGGCCGGGTCAGGTGGTGGGTGGCCTGCCGCGCTTTGCGGTCGCACCCATCGAAGATGGCCCCTTTTTACAGGTCGATTCTGGTGGCAGCAAGACCGTTTTAATGCCATCCGGTGAATGTGTGGGTGACGCCCGGTGAACGGCTGGCGAATGTCGGTGAATATCTATCCCGGCTGTCTTTTGCTTTTCTGGCGTCCCATGCGTCCCACCTCTCTAAATCAAGGTGGGACGTCTGAAAGACCCGCAGATTGGGGCTTTGCCCCACCGTCCTACTTTTACCTCTCCTTTCTCGTGTATAGAGAGAATATTTAAAAACACGCGTGCGCGTGAACACGCGCATTGATGCCCGCTACGCATACACGGGCGGGAGACATGAAAAAGGTGGGACGGTGGGACAGCCCAACAACGACAGGGCCTGCGCCCGTCCCACCACCGCAAAAAGCGGTGGGACGGAGGCAGGCCGGTGGGACGGAGTGAGCCAGAGGAATACCCACGATCAAGCCGCTTCCCCCAGGAGGAAGTGCTCGACCACAATGTGAGCGTCATGCAGACGCTGGTAATAGAGGTTGCGTGTGCAGCCACTCTCAGCCAGACGCGCAGTCAGAGGCGCATCAGGCTGGAAGTAATGCACCTGGACCACCGTCATCAACTCGGGATCAAGGCGTTTCTTGACGATGCGCTCAATGTCCAAAGACGCCTCGAGCGGCACCCGGCTCCCGCGCCTTCCGCGCACAAGCTGGCCTCCGCTTTCCATCATCATGGCGACCATGTTGCCGCCCGAGTAACCGGCGGCGACCTCATCGCTGTGCAGCTCCTGCACCCATTGCTTGAGGGCCATATCGATTGCCTTAATCATCGAAGCACGGCTCCTCGAACTCAGGTTGTTCCAGCGCAGGCGCCCTGCCCCAACCCTCCGGTTTCTTGTACGCCCATGGCCGCTGGCCGCTCTTGCTCAAGGCGCCCAAACGGAAACGTCGCCAGCCCAGTCGATGCAAGATCGCACCCACGCGCATCTGCTCCGGTTTGCCCCAGTGACCGGGATCAAGCTTGAGCGCCTGACTCATCACCTCGCTGCCGGTGGTGGTCTCGCCGATCTGCGACTCTTCGAGCCAGGTGAGGATGGGCGTTTCCCATTCGTCCACCACGAAGCGTTCGTCCTGTTCCTCGCTGAACATCGGCGCTTCCTCTCGCGTTACCCACCAGAGATCACCGGCCTCAAAACAGAACATCGCTTCGGCCCACAGCTGGTCGCGGATCTCGCGCAGCAACGCCACGTCGACCTTGGTACAGGCCACCGGCCAATACCGGCGGTTGCCGGTGGCGTCCTTGAGGTACTCGTCCTGGTTGGTGGTACCGACGAAAACACACTGGCGTGGCACGTCCAACGTTCTGCGGCCATAGCTTTCGCGGTAGGTGTCGGTCGACGCCGAGAAGAACTGCTTGGCCTTGGTGCTCTCGGCCTTGTTGAAGCTGTCCAGTTCGCCCAGCTCGACGATCCACTTGCCGCGGATCGCCTGAAAGCCGTCCTTGTCACCGAGAGCAAACGGCGTATCCATGAACCACTCACCGCCGAGCACGCTCATGGCGGTCGATTTACCGGCGCCTTGTACGCCTTCGAGGATCATCACCGAGTCGGCCTTGCAGCCGGGCTTCATCACCCGCGCCACGGCCGAGATCATCCAGCGTTTGCCGACCTTGGACGTGTAATCGGTTGCCTTCACCCCCATGACATCCGTCAACCAGCGCTCCAGGCGCGGCACGCGATCCCATTCGAGTTTTCTCAGGTACTCGCGCACCGGGTGAAACGCGTGGTCGTGAGCCACGACACTGACGGCCTCGATCACGTGCGAGGACTTCACACGCAGGTTGTACTGCTGCGCGAGCCACTTCATCACGCGCACATCATCAATGTCTGCCCACTCGCCGGTACCACCGCCATAGGGCGCTGCACGCAGTTTGACGATCTTAGAACTGAAAGCGCAGTAGCTGATCACCCCGGCCCAGCGTTCGTCGTGAGCCAGGATCAGTTCGACGTTCTGCATGTGCGCGATCAGTGCGCCACTTTCACTGCGAGCGAGCTGATCTTTCCAGCCACCGGCTGCCGGTGGGCGGACCACCGCGAGGACTTGTCGGCGAACCGCGTCGAGGCCTTCGGCGACGTGCAGGTCGTTGAAGTCGGTCCACTTGTCGTGACGCTCGACCGCGAAGATCGGCGCCACGACCTGGGCACCAACGATCAGTGCGGCGTTGCTGGCCTTCTCTTCGCCGGGGTTCCACGCATCACCGTTGGGCTTGGTGGTTTTCCAGTCGTCATCGCGACAGATGATCAGCGGGCAACCGGCAAAGCGCTCGCGCATGACCTTGCACACGGCCAACAGGTTGCCCGCATCGAAGGCCACGGCCACAGCGAGCGACGTCGCCATGTGCAGGCTGGCGCCGGTGGCGTAACCCTCACAGACCAGCACCGGTTCGCCCGGTACCGGGTGCGGACCGAGCAAGTGGAACGTGCCCTCCTTCGCCATGCCGTAAGGCCAGTAGGACTTGTCGCGGCCGGTGTCTTCCTGCTTGTTCGGGAAGATCACCTGCAGGCCCATGATCTGATCACGGGCGTTCTTCATCGGGACCAGCACGGCGCCGGTGCGCGGCGCGTAACGCACGTTGATGCCAACGATCTGTTTGCGGTCCAGGTAGTCGCTGCGCCCGGTGGTCGGCATGCGCTCAAACAAACCCTGCGCCCTTTTCGCGGCCCGCCGCGCAGCGTTACTCGCGATTTCGGCGGCGCGGCGCTTGGCTTCTTCCTGGCGGGCGCGCATCACTTCACGCTCTTCGGGGGACATGCGACCGGCCTTGACCTTGATCTTCTGCGTCTCGCCCGAACGCCAGTCACCGAAAGCGCCGAAGATCAGCGTGTCGCCCTTCTCCGTGCGCTGCTCGTGGACCACGTACCAGCCGTTCTTTTCCTTGCCCTTGTCCTGCGATGTCTTGCAGCGGGTCAGCTTGCCGAACACCAGCGGTTGCGCTGGCTCCAGACAGTAATCGGCGAATTGCCCCAGCACTTCATCGAGCATGCTGAATCCCCCGCTCAGAGAGAGATTGGCAGCTGATGCACTGCGAGCAACCCGGTGAGGCCAGGCGACGGGCTTCCGGAATCGGATCGTCACACGCTTCACAGAACAGCAAGGAATGGGCAGCACTTTCGGCCTTGGCAGCGCTGCGCGCCGCCATGGCCTGATCAATGCGTTCCTGCACCAAGTCGTTGGCGAAATCGGCGATGTCAGCCACGGTCAGCACCTCGCGTCGTCTGGTTGACGTAGGTGGCGCGGTTGAACAAACCCAGCAGCCCTTGAATGCCGCGAAACACCTGCAAGCGAATCGCGGCCAGTTCCTGATCAGTCACCACACCGTCGCCGATGCTCTTGGCCCAGGTCTCGGCTAGATCTGCGACCTGGCGGAAGTACTCGGCGATACCCGTCGTCAGAGTCTCGGGCATATCGTTGGTGTAGGTGTCGGCCAGTTCCTGCCAGACCGTGTCACCGACCAGCGCATGCACCGCATCGAGAATGCGGCGATCCTTGGTCAGTTCGAGGATCTCGCCAAACTCCTGAATGTTGATGGAGTGGCTCGGGTGAGTTGGCGACAGCTTGTGCTGAAGCGTGGTCGGGTTGCGGCCAGTGGTGGCTGCGATGGCAGCAGCGCCGCCCGGGTAATCGCGAGCGGCGTGGTACAGCGCTAAATCGAGCGGCAGGATTTCCCGCTGCGCCCGTTCCAGAGAACTCAGAGCGATACGGCTCATGGCATTAATCCTAAAAGTTGCCAGTGCCGCGCGACAGAAGTTGGTGATACATTTGCCGCGTGGTCTGGAGAGGCCCAAAGCCGGCTAGGTTCCTAAGACCAACACCGGCACCGTGCCGGAGCGAACAATCCGTTGTTCACCCCTGGCGCAACAGCTGCCAGCTCTGTGGTAAGAACGGCAGCAACACCAAGGCTTCCGAGCCTTGGAAACGCGATGAAAGTCGGCGGCATGTGGTGTGCTCGCCTTCTGACATCGCGACCCGATAGCATTGTGGTGATGCTGTCGGGAGGAACTGGGCGACCCTTGGGTCGCCTTTTTTCTATGCAGCTTGTATTTCAGCGTCGGATTCGGCTGGGAATATCTCGGGTAAATCCGGCCTAAGCTGATGAGGTAGCAGCACTCCAGAAAGTGCTTTCGATAGATGTCGAACCTGTGCGACTGGAATACCGCGCCGACGCCAATTAAAGAATCTCTGAGGGCTGATTTTGCACTCTCGCGAAAGCTGGGAAGGGCTTTTGCCGGAGGCCTCAGCAACCTGCAGTACTAAATCAAATATCTGAGCAGGTGTACTCATGACGTTATCCATACCAAACAATTTGAACGGCAAGACCAAACAATACGTTTGTTATCATCTGAATGCAAGCGCTGTAACATTCTGTTTATGAGTAAACACACGCAAAACCTCAAAGGCCAACGCTTCCGTGAAGCGCTCGAAGACTCCGGATTGACGGGGGCCCAGCTCGCTCGAATTCTCGATCTCGAGAACGACCAGAACATCACGAACTGGAAAACTAGGGGCGTCCCCGCGTACATGGTCGGCGAAGTTGCGCTGACACTTGTCGTGGAGCGCGAGTGGCTAGAAGGGAAAGATGTACCAATGCGGACCAAGAGCACTGAGCGAAACCCATTACGCCCGGCTGCTAACGATTCGCCGCTTTACGTGCTGGAGCCAATGGCTCCTTGGGACTCAGAAACACCAATAGACAATGACGAGGTGGAGCTAAGGTTGTACAAGGAAGTGGAGTTATCCTCTGGACCTGGAAAGGTTGCGCGTACAGAGGTTCAGGAGATCGCTGGGCCCAAGCTTCGTTTTTCACGAGCTACGATGAGGACTTGCGGAGTAGATCCCTCAAACGCTGTATTTGCCACCAACAGCGGGAACAGTAATCACCCACTGATTCTTTCGGGAGCGACAGTCGGCATTGATACGGGAATGACGCGAATCGTTGACGGCGAAATGTACGCAATCGACCACGACGGGCATTTTCGGATTAAGTTTCTTCAACGTACTGCCAACGGCATCAAGATGAGGAGCTTCAATTCACAGGAATACGCTGACGAAGACTATGACTTCGATCAGATCATGGCTCAACGGGTGGTAATTCTTGGCCGCATATTTTGGTGGTCATCAATACGTCCATTGAAAGGCCCCTCTCTGATCTGACACCAAACAAAATGTGTTGACCAAAAACCAAACAGAATGTTTACTTGCCTCACTCTCCAACCACAGTGAGGCATCACCATGCGCGCCACCGCATCCCTACATGTCCATCCTGCATGCGTCAGCAATCGCAAACTGATCGAACAGCTACAGCTCGCCACGGGCTGTCTGATCGTCATTCATAACAGCAAACCCAAGCTTGTTGCCAAGCCCTGCCAGCCCTCTCCTATCGATCCGAACGGTGGAGGGCACGCGGCATGATCAAGTACAAAATCGACAACCGCACCCTGCAGTTGCTCAACGCCCAGGTCAACCTGACCGAGACCTTCAACCACGTCCTGCGCACAGCCCCGAAGCGTGAATGCCTGGCATTCCGTCTCAAGGCTGAGCGCGGCGCAGTGGAAAGCACTTTTGTCGTGGAGCTGGGCAGCGAACGCCACACGCTGACCCTGCCAAACGACAAGAAAATGCACCTCAAACTGGCCGACTTTATTGAAGAGATTGCCAACGGTCCGTTCGACGCGCGCAACTCCAGCGACCTGGCGCATCTCCCGCATGCCGATCGTCAATACGGCCGTTTTGATGTCCAGGACAAGCAGCGCGTGTTCGAACTGGTGCACACCGGCGGCGTGCTGAGCCTCGACATGGGTTTTGAACTTCCCCTGCATGTGGCTCTGCATCGCACTCATACGCGCCGCGGCGTCACCGCCATCTTGAGCATCGGCAACAAGAGTCCGCATACACGCTGCTTCACCTTGTACGACCCCGATGCCGAGATCTACGCAAGGCTCATTGAGTCCATCAACCACCTTGCTGCAGCAGCCACTCCTGCTGCGCACGCGGCATGAGGGGACGCAATGGAACGCACCCTTGCCCAAGCAGCCGCTCAACTCGGCCTCACTCGCCCCAAACTAATCGCTCTCATGCGGGAAAAAGGTTTGCTCAAGGGAAACCTGCCGGCGGACCCGAAGCGCGACAAAGCGTACCTGCGGATCAAGGACAGCCCTTGGTATGACGAAAAATGCGGAATGCAGTACAGCCAGTCGACCCGCGTCATGCAAGCCGGCATCCGTTGGCTGGCCGAGCAGTTGGACATCGATCTTCCTGCCATCCCGGCAGATCGCCGTGACGTGGCCTAGGGAGTACGCCCGCCAGATCGTTGCCATGCGCACACGCGAGGAGCGCAACGCCGCGCTCCTCGAAGTGCCCGAACATCTGCGCGAGCTGACTAAACGCCACTGCCTGAACGCCTGGAACCACCCGGCACGACAACAACGCAAGGAGGCTCGACAAGGCCATGAGTAACGCTGCACAGAATCCGCTTCGCCTGCATCCGGCGCCCGAATCGGCCACCGTTGAACTGCTGTATCGCATCTTCGGTGATGTCCTGATCCCGCTGGAAAAAGTCCGCGAGCAGTACTTTCGCAACCTCAACGAACAGTCGTTCGTGACGGAGATCAACAGCGGCCGGATCCAGCTTCCGATCACCACGCTGGACACCAGCCGCAAGGCCTTGAAGTACGCGCACATCCGCCACGTCGCCTCGCTGATCGACATCCGCGCCTACAAGGCTGATGAAGACATGCAGCGGCAGCAGGACGGCCAATGCCGTGTTGCCCCCACACCACTGACGGCCGTCACCACCAGCCAACGACAACCTTAGGAGCACACGACATGATGACCCCAATACAAATCGGTGCACTCGTCATCCTGATAGTTCTGGCCGCCCTGCTGCTCTGGGGCGGTTACATCATAGGCCGCGGCGATGGCCTGGAGACCGGCCTGCGCGAGGGTGAAGACATCCAACGCGCCGCAAGCGCCAAAACCATCCGCGAGCTTCGAGCCTCCCTGCAGTTCATCCGGGCCGATCACACTCGCTTGGCACAAACCTGCAAACGACTTGAAGCAGCCCCCCTCTTCGGCCCAGCCGAGCACCAGACGCTGGTCGCCATCGGCGAGTTGCTGCGGATCGCCGCCGAAACCTTCAGCGCCTTTCGTACTGGCAAGAAACTCGAGCTTGATGCTTGGTCCCAGCGCGAACAGGTGCTTGCAATGACTGCGCAACCGCAGCCAGAAATCGAAGACAGCCTGGCCGGAAAACCACTCGCCAGCGCCGAGAAAGTCACTGTGGAGGCTGCGTGAATGAGCTGGCTCTTTTCGCAGGCGCTGGTGGCGGAATACTCGGCGGAAACCTCCTCGGCTGGCGCACCGTCTGCGCCGTTGAGCGTGATGCCTACGCCGCACAAATACTGGCGCAACGACAAACCGATGGACTGCTCCCGCCTTTCCCGATTTGGTCTGACGTGTGCAGTTTTGACGGACGCCCTTGGCGAGGCCTTGTTGACGTGGTTTCGGGAGGATTTCCTTGTCAGGACATCTCGGTCGCAGGCAACGGCCTCGGTATCGCCGGTGCCCGCTCCGGACTGTGGCGGCAGATGGCACGAATTACCGATGAGGTACGACCGCGCTACGTCGACCTGGAGAACTCACCATTGCTTGTGGGAAGAGGACTTGCCGTGGTGCTCGGTGACCTTGCCGAAATGGGGTATGACACGCGATGGGGTGTTATCGGAGCGGCTGACTTCGGCGCCCCTCATCAGCGAGACCGGATCTGGCTCATCGCAGAGGACACACGTCAGACGATGGCCAACACCGGTGGCGAGCATGGCAAAGGGATCCTCCCCCGCCGCACTGACTCGCCGATCCGGGGCCGACCGCTCGAACGATCGTCTGGATCACGCCGTGATGGCATTGGATGGTGGTCATCTGAACCCGGAATGGGCCGAGTGGCTAATGGGATGGCCCATCGGGTGGACCGACTTAAGGCCATTGGCAACGGACAGGTTCCAGTCGTGGCAGCAAGCGCATTCGACGCGCTCCGTACACGCATAAGCGAGGGCAAATTTTATGACAAATAGCACGTTGGAAACGGTGCCTCATCCCGACGTTGATAAGGTTTCTGAAGAGGCTATGGCCCATATCTTGGGCATCTCCTTTAGGGCTCTTGCGACTCGTCGCGCACGCAAACAGATACCTGAAGGTGTCTGGAATAAGCAGGGGAACCGCATTATGTACAGCAGAAAAAGGTATGAAGAATGGCAAGAATCACAATGGATTTGCCCAGTGGAGTGGAAATCTTCCGCAAATCCCTCCGGATTCGTTTTACTTGGAATGGGGCCCGAAGATGCGAAACGCTCCCTTACCCCGCGACGCCGAAAGGTATTAAAGCTGCATCCCAACTACGCGATCAAGTAAGAAGCCTGATCAAGCTCGGCCTCTTGGATGATACCAAGTACGCCGAGCTGTTCCCCGGCTCGGTCGTTCTGCTAAACAGCATTCCGACGTTTCACGAGTACGCCCAGCTTTGGCTAGATGGTCGGGTTATTACTACCGGCACGCGCAACAACTACAAAGGCGCGCTCAACCTGTACTGGATTCCGCCACTGGCACTGATACGCCTCGATCAAATCACTCCCGCACTCCTACGCCGCGTTATTGCGGCCACGGAGTGGACATCGCCTGGTGTTCGGCGTAACGCTCTGGTCAAACTCTCGACGATTTTGGAGGCGGCAGTTGCTGAAGATCTGATCAAGAAGAACCCGGCAACGACAATAGACCGCCCCAAGCGATCGCGAAAGGAGATCAGCCCATTCTCCCTAGACGAAGCCAACAGCATCATTGCCCACCTGTATCAGACAACACACTGGCCGAGCGGGATCTACGCCGCGTTCTTTGAGTTCGCATTCTTCACCGGGCTGCGACTGTCGGAAGTCGCGGCGCTGCGCTGGGATGCGGTCGACTTGGTGAAACGTCAGGTTCATGTCTGCCGCACCGTGGCTCTTGGCCTCGTCGAGGAGCGAACCAAGACCGGCAAGGACCGCTTTGTTCTGCTGAATGAACGAGCCCTCCACGCCCTCGAATTCGCCCGTCAATACGCAGAGCGTCGCGCAAATGGCATCGGCAAGATCAAAACCACGCCTTACGTGTTCCCGCCTTCGAAGAACAGCGAGTACATCAAACAGACCTCGGACCTGCACAAACAATGGAGGCCAGCTCTGAAGGCGCTAGCGATGCATTATCGGCCGCCGTACAACTGCCGTCATACTTATGCGACAATATGCTTAATGTCCAACATGAACCCCGCATTCATCGCTCAGCAACTTGGCCACAGCGTCCAAATGTTGCTGACGACGTATGCGCGTTGGCTCAACTCAAGCTCAGACTGGGGGGAGCTGGAAAAGCTCCAGATTGGTATCAAATCGGTATCAGGCAAAAAAGACCAGCTCTAAACCATTGATAGGTAAGGTAATTGATCTCCACAGCTAACATCACGATGCAGTTCGGCGCCAAGCCGCTGTTCGAAAACGTTTCGGTCAAATTCGGCGCGGGCAACCGCTATGGTCTGATCGGCGCCAACGGTTGCGGCAAGTCGACCTTCATGAAA